AGCGGTTTGACTGGTTACGTCAATTCCGCAGTCGAATACGGTGCAGCCCTTGAGTTCGGCACAGAGAAGATGGAGGCCCGCCCGTACATGCGACCCGCTCTCCAATCGAAGAAGGCCGAGATCGAAGCCATCGTGCGAGCTGAACTGACGAAGGCGCTGAAATGATCGATCTCTCTGCGAGCATCCGAACCCGTATCTTATCGGTAACGGACATTACAAGCCTTCTGACAAACTACAAAGGCAGCAAGCCTGTCTTCACTCGCCGCCCCGCTCCTTCGGATGCAGTCTATCCCATCCTTATGATTTCGCCAATGGTTGGCGGCGGCATCGATGACGATTTCCTCAAGAGGCAGCGCCGCGAAGTCACGTATGACATAGCGATTTACGGCCAAAACGATACGGCTGAGAACTACCGCAAAGTCGAAAAGCTCGGCTTCTTGCTCGGCAACCTTTTTCATCGCACCAATCCCCGCGCGTTTCAAATGCCGTCTGGCTGGAATCTTGTGCGAACGAAGGCTTTCGGTCCCATGTCGGCACCGACTGACGACCAGACGATTGTGGGCCGAATGGTCACTGTCAATTTCCTGGTTTCTGAGAATGCGGCTGTTGCCGCTTAACGCCCCATAGTGGGTTTTTCAACTACCGCCATTTATTGGAGAAAAGATCCCTATGGCCGAGAATTTCTATACCGCCGCTGGTACTTCTGTAGCAATCGGCACCACGCTTGATATCGATCTTAAGTTGAGCGACAGTGCCATTCTGACGGCATTCGCTGGCGATACCTATACGGAAGTCGAGCTTGTCGAGGACGTGGGTGAGTTCGGCGATGAAGCAACTGCTGTTACCTTTACCGCGCTCAAGGACTCGCGCGTTCGCAAGGCCAAGGGCTCGCGCGATGCTGGCACGATCGCCCTCGTCTGCGCTCGTCTTCCTGACGACGCTGGTCAGGACATCTTGCGTACCGCTGAGAAGTCGCCGCTTGACTACAACCTTCGTATCACCCTTGACGATCGTCTGACTGATGCTGGTGATCCGACCGTCTATTACATGCGCGTCAAGATCATGTCGCAGCGTACTGCGGTTGGTTCGGTCGATAACGTCATTCGGACCACGTTTAATCTTGGCATTAACTCGGCTATCTATGAAATCGAGGCCGATTAACACTTGACTTTTTGAACTTTCTGTGGTATAAGGAAGTTTAACTTATCCTGCGCGCGCAGGCGGGCGGGGCTGGTGTCGGGTCAGCTTCGCCTACTCCCGATAACCCGGCAAAGAAAGAACCCGATATGGCTGAGAGCACTTCCTACACTGACGGCATCATTGACATCGAGCTTGATGGCAAGCCCTACGAATTGATTGCCTCCGCAAAGGCTATGCGCGATATCAATGCGGCTTTTGGCGGCATGGCGCGGGCTTATGCAGCGCTTCAGGACGTGAACACCGATAGCATTCAGACGATTCTTCGCGCTGGTCTCTCCCGCAAGGATGCAGACGGGCTTGAAGACAAGATTTTCAAGACCGGCCCTCAGAACCTCGTGCTTCCCGCGATGCAGTTCGTTTTGATGGTCAACAATGGCGGTCGCCACCCGGATAACGTCGTGGAGGAGAAGGAAGCTGAGGCGCGCCCTCCGTCAAAGAAGACAAAGGCAAGCGCCGATTAACGGTCGATGAATGGCTTGTAGAATGGCTGCAAGCCATGGTTCAAGCTTTGCCTGCTTGGCGGTTTAAAGACATCGAGCGGCTTCCCATGCCTCATGTCGAGTTGGCCGCTGAGGCAGCGAACAAGCGCTATGACGAGATGAACAAATTCCAAGCGGCTTTGCATGGTGTCCGATGGGAAGAACCTAAGAAGCCACTTTCGTCTAATTCTGTCAAGGCGGTTCTTGCGAACATGCCTAAGGGCATTAAGAAGGTCAAGAAAGCGGATTTAAAGAAAAGCGATCCAGTCGCTTGACATCCATTAAAAGGGCGGCTATCTGCTTTTCATCGAAACCGATCCATAGGAGATCACGATGATGAAGACAGGTGCCGCCCTTTTTCTTTGCCTTGCGATGGCTGCGCCAGCGAGTGCTTCCGATTGCGAAAAGATTTCTTCTGCCCTTAATCCTATGATTGCTGCGACGGAAAAACAAATAGAGATTCTTGAAAATACGCCTTTCTCTTCTTCTGCCATAATTTTGAGCGTTGAAGATCGTAACGTTGCTTATAAGATTGAGCAATCAAAGCAAAAGCTTATTAATGCTCTTGTAGACTTTCTTGATAAGCAAAAAGACTTTTCTGGAGCGTTGAAAAACTGCTCCTAAAATACCAGGGGCAATATGTCTAATATAACTGGCGATCTAAAGCTAGAGATTTCTGTTAACGCGGATAGCGCAAACAAAGCTATTAACAATCTTGAGAAAGATGTTAAGAGTGCTGGTGCAGTTGCGTCCGTAAATCTTGGCAAGATCGAAGATCTCCTTGATAAAATTAATACGGCCGCGCAAGCGACTGCTGGCTCTCTTAGCAAGCCTTTTATTCAGGCTTCGCCAGAAATTGAAAAATACCGCTTGGGGATGCAGAAGCTAGAGAAACAAGTTTCTAGCTTGCAGGCTCAGCTTGATAAGCTATCAAAGACACCCGCTCCAAAAGCTCCGGAAGGGCCTGACGTTGGAGCCTTGCGCGCAAAGTGGGACCCGCTTTTTGCTATTTCGCAAAAGTATAAGGATAATCTTGCAGAAATCGCTCAAGCCGAAAAGCTTGGTGCGCTTACAACTGCTACTGCAAACAATGCCCGTCAAGACGCAGCAAATATTGCTAACCTTCAACATCAAGCTGTAAATCGACTATCACAAGGTCTTGGACAAATGTCTGAGGCGACTAAGCTGACTTCCAATCAGATGCTCAATTTGAGCCGTCAGGGCAACGATGCCTTGACAATGTTGGCTTCTGGTTCTTCGATTACGCAAGTTTTTGCGACTCAGCTTGGTCAAGTGTATGGAGCCCTTGAAGAAGGGCCAAAGGGAATTAAGGGCTCTTTTGAAGCCATTAAGGGCTATGCGGTTGCTGCCGCTACGGCGATTGGCCCCGTAGGTCTCGCCGTTGGCGGTATTACTCTTGCCGTTGGCGCTCTAGCGCTTGCTCTTAAGCGCGATGTTGAGCCGACAGAAGACATCCTAAAGCGTCAGGCGGCGAGTGTCAAGGCTCTTCGCGAAGAATATAAGCTTGTAGCTCCTGCGGCGGAAGACGCAGGAAAGCGTTCCCGCGCGGCTATGAGTTTGGGCATTGAAGAGCAGACGAAGAAGGATCTTTTCAACCTTCGTCGTCAAGCGTTCCAAATGCAGGAGCTTCCTGGTGTAAACGCTCTTTACAATCAGCGTAGCCGTCTGTATGGGCAGTTTGAGCCAGTTCGTGATGCTCTTAAGGAGCTTCAAGATACGGCCCGCGTTGGCGTTCCTGATTTTGTCGCTTATCGCGATGCTCTGACTGGAATTGCCAAGAGCAATGCGGCCGAGCCTGTAAAGGATTTGGCTAAATTCCTTCTTCAATCTTCCGAAGAAGCGGAAAAGGCCGCTCGCTCGTTTGCCAACGTTTCTGGCGCTCTCACGGATATCAAGACCCGATCGAATGAAGCAAAGGCGCGTCTAAAGGAGCTTCAGGACGAATTTCAGCAGTACAAGCCTGATGATCGCTCTGATGCTCAAAAGATTACAGATAACTTCAATAAGCAAATTGCTGCAATCAATCAAATCGTTGCCGATAATCCTCGTGTTATCAATGGTCTAACAAACTCGGCGACTCAGCAGGCCAATGCGGCTCTTGATCGTTTGGCTGAAGACGCTAAAAAGAAGCAAGTTGAAACCGCTCAGGAACTCGCTAATGTTGGTCTTGGGCCGCTAGAAAAGTCGATCAAGGAAACTCAGCAGCGATACGCGGCTGAAATTGAAACCTATCGCAAGACGAAGGGCGATGCCGCAGGCGTTCAAGCCCTTGAAGCCGCTCAGCTAAACGAAGTTACACGCCTTCGCAAAGAGGCGGGCATTGCGGCAACCGAAGAAGCGGATAAGGTCCGTAAGGCTGCTGATGATCGTCTCGCCTCTCTGAATCAGACCGTTGCTCAGATGCAAGCGGAAGTGGATACCTTTGGTCTCTCCGAAGGGGCTGCTGCTGCTTATGAGTTCCGATTGAACGCTCTTGCTCAGGCGCAGGAGGCAGTCGGCGCGAATAAGATCATTCCTGATAACGAGCGTCAGGCGATCGAAGCCGCTGCTGCACAAGTTGGTCAATATACAGATCAGCTTAAAGCAATGA